GCAAGTGTATTTAAGAAAAGAGGATGTCTTACATATTCCTGGTCTAGGATTCGATGGTTTGGTTGGATATTCCCCTATTTCAATGGCTAAAAATGCCGTAGGAATGGCACTTGCCTGTGAAGAATATGGTGCTAAATTTTTTGAAAATGGAGCATCGCCGAGTGGAGTTTTAGAACATCCGGGGACGATAAAAGATCCTGACAGACTGCGAGAAAGCTGGAATTCACTGTTTAAAGGCAGCAGCAATTCTCATCAAATAGCGGTGCTAGAAGAGGGACTTACGTTTAAACCAATTGCAATCTCACCCAACGAAGCTCAGTTTTTAGAGACAAGAAAATTTCAGACAGATGAAATTGCCCGAATATTTAGAATACCACCGCACATGGTAGGAGATTTGGAAAGAGCCTCATTTTCTAATATAGAAGAGCAGTCCCTGGAATTTTTAAAATATACGCTCAACCCTTGGGTTACGAGGTGGGAACAGTCAATTCAGAGGTCACTGTTTTTAGAGAGCGAAAAGCGAGAATATTTTGTAAAGTTCAATGTTGACGGATTGCTGCGTGGCGACTATGAAAGCCGCATGAATGGTTATGCAACAGCAAGACAAAACGGTTGGATGAGTGCTAATGACATAAGAGAACTTGAAAATATGGATTTAATCCCGGACGGACTTGGGGGTAACTTGTACTTGATTAACGGAGCAATGACAAAATTAGAGGATGCAGGCGGATTTATGCGCTCTGATTCTAAAGGAACTGAGACAAAGGAGGATGATATCGATGGAGAAAATAACAAACAGTCCGAAGAGAACAGCTCGCTGGTGGAACTGGATTGATACTGATAATGGGCGTGAACTTCGAATTGAGGGCGCCATAGCCGAAGAAAGCTGGATTGATGATGAGATCACGCCAAAGCAATTTAAATCTGAACTAATGTCCGGGAATGGCGATATTACTGTATTTATCAATAGTCCGGGCGGCGATGTGTTCGCAGCAGCTCAGATTTATAATATGCTGATGGAATACAAAGGCAATGTGACTGTCAAGATAGACGGTATCGCAGCTTCGGCAGCCTCAGTGGTAGCCATGGCAGGAACTAAAGTTCTAGTGTCTCCCGTAAGTCAAATCATGATCCATAACCCCATGACAGCGGCGTTTGGCGATACACAGGAGATGCAAAAAGCGATCTCAATGCTTGGTGAAATCAAAGAGTCAATCGTCAATGCCTATGAGATAAAAACAGGTCTTTCACGAGCAAAGATATCTCGCTTGATGGACGAAGAAAGCTGGATGAACGCTAAAAAGGCAGTAGAACTTGGGTTTGCAGATGACATTTTGTATACAGATAATAATTCTGAATATGAAATATCAGACGGTTTAATTTTTGGCAGAGCATTGATTGCAAAGGCGATAATTAATAAAATTTCTAAAAAAGAATCAAAAACAACACTAGAGTCGCTTAAAAAGCGGCTTTCTTTGTTAAATCATTAAATTTTAAAGGAGAGAACGAGTTATGAACAAAATACTTGAACTACGTGAAAAACGCACAAAAGCATGGGAAACAGCAAAGAATTTTCTAGATAGCAGACGAAGTGAAAATGGGCTTGTTTCAGATGAGGATAATGCTACATACGAAAAAATGGAAGCTGAAGTAATAAACCTCGGAAAAGAAATTGATAGACTGGAAAAACAGGCAGCGCTTGATTTAGAGCTGTCTAAGGAAATCAGTGCGCCTCTTTTGGAAAAGCCGCACATTTCAGAAAAAGAATTAAAAACAGGCAGAGCCAGCAATGAGTATAAAAATGCATTTTGGCAAGTGATGAGAAATAAAGCCGGGTTTGAAGTCAAAAATGCACTCCAAGTTGGAACTGATACGGAAGGAGGATACCTTGTTCCGGACGAGTTCGAACATACGTTGATAGAAGCGCTTGAGGAAGAAAATATCTTCAGAAGTCTTGCAAACACGATTCAAACGTCCAGCGGAGACCGTAAAATCCCGATTGTAGCAACAAAAGGGACAGTATCGTGGGTTGATGAAGAGGGCACAATTCCTGAAAGTGATGATAGTTTTAGCCAAGTTTCAATCGGTGCATATAAGCTTGCAACGATGATAAAAGTCAGCGAAGAGCTTTTAAACGACAGTGTGTTTAACCTTGAAAGTTATATCGCTACAGAATTTGGCAGAAGAATCGGCAACAAAGAGAAAGAAGCCTTTTTTACAGGCAATGGAACCGGTAAACCGACCGGAATCTTAGATGCAACAGGCGGCGGTCAGCTTGGAAAAACCACTTCAGGAGCAACGTCGATTTCATTTGATGAGATCATGGATTTATTTTACAGTTTAAAGTCTCCGTACCGCAAAAACGCAACGTTCTTAATGAATGATTCCACAGTTAAAGCTATCAGAAAATTAAAAGATGGAGCCGGGCAGTATATCTGGCAACCGTCAATGGTTGCGGGAACACCGGATACTATTTTAAACCGTCCAGTTTTGACATCAGCATATATGCCGGAAATCTCTGCAGGGAACAAAACAGTGGTCTTTGGCGACTTTAAATATTACTCTGGATAGCCGACCGTCAAGGCAGGAGTTTCAAGCGTTTAAACGAGCTATTTGCAATAACCGGGCAGATTGGCTTTGTGGCGACTCAACGAGTAGACGGTAAGCTCATATTACCGGAAGCTGTAAAATATCTGCAGCAAAAAGCTTAGGCAATGTACAATGAAGGTGGCCGGCTTTGCCGGCATTAAATTTAGTGCCACGAAGTGGCAAACCACAATTGTACACTGTAAATTGTAAACTGTACATTGAATCGACTGAAAGGAGATTTTATATGTCATACAATACAAAGAATTACACCGAACAAGGCGGAGAAAAAACAGTGATTGGTGGAACGCTGGAGATAGCCGAAGAAGGAAAAACTATAGGCCTTGAATCTTTATTTATACAAGCGGAAAATCAAGATGAAAGCACAGCATCGACGATTGCAGAGCTGAAATCGGACTTTAATGCGTTGATTTTAAAACTAAAAGAAGCCGGTCTAATGAAGCAAAACAGTATTTAAGCGGGAGAGTAGATTTATATGAATGATTTGCTCGATAAGGTGAAAGCAAATTTAATTCTTTTTCATAACGAAGATGATGAACTTTTAAGGGGTTACATTAATGCTGCCATTTGTTACGCAGAAAGCTATCAGAAAATGAAGACCGGGTATTATTTAAAAAATTCAATGTCGCAGACAACAGAACAGGCAGTTATAATGCTGGCAACGCATTTTTACGAAAGCCGTGACGGAAGCACAGCCGGCTTTTGGGGTGATAATGTGCAAGCATCCGAGCAAGTCTGGAGTACGATTAAGCGGCTTTTACAGCTTGATAAAGACTGGCAGGTTTAAAATAATGTACAATGTACAAGGCACAATGTACAATGAAAGTGGCCGGCTTTGCCGGCATTAAATTTAGTGCCACGAAGTGGCAAACCGCAATTGTACACTGTAAATTGTAAACTGTACATTTGATAGCGCAAGCGAAGGGAGCGATACGGGGTCCCCGGAAAGTTGGTAGCGAGTAAATCGGCGTAGTAACGATGCGTTAGAGGGATCGTTAGCCGATACGAGCGTGACTTTTTGGGGAGAGGAGGAGCACCAAAATGTATGAGCTTTTTGCGTTTAGCAAAAACGAATGATATGGAGGTTGTGACGACGATGTCGTTTGGGAAAATGAATAGCTTTATAGATATAATTTCTGCTGAAAATGTTACTGACTCGGAAGGTTTTTCTAAAAGGAAAGAGACAGTTCTGGCGAGCATCAGAGCGTATAAAGAAGAGCGGCATGGGAATAAAATGTGGGCGAATATGGTGGCGTTTTCAGAGGCTACGTCTCTTTTTAGATTTAGGAAAATTCCGGGTATTGATGTGACGACAAAGCTTTTAATTTTACATGATGGAATCAGGTACAACATTATATCAGTCGATAACGTCAAAGATCGATGCATGTATATTGAAGTTATGGCAAAAAAGGTGGAGCCATCTTGTTAAAAGAAATGGATGAAAAAAGGCGCTTTTAGCGCCGTGGGGCCCCCCGGAAAGTTGGTAGCGAATAAATCGGCGTAAAACGATGCGTTAGAGAGATCGTTAGCCGATATGAGCGTGATTTTCTGGGAAAAAGGAGAAGCCCCGGAATGATTAACGGATTGGCACTGGTGCCAATCATGATGAATGGAGGGTGCTTCGACGTGGGTAAATGTGAAATTAAGATGCCAGAAAAGTTTTTATTAAAGGTATCAAAATTGGGGAAAGAAACAGATGAAATAGTTTCTAAAACTTTGAAAGTCGGCGGAGAAATCATGTTTAAAAGCGTTAAATCATATTTGAAAACGGTTATTGGTAAAGATTTAAAACATAAGAAACGCTCGACCGGTGAACTGCTTAATTCATTGGGAATATCGCCAGATGATATTGATGACAAAGGAATACATAATTTAAAAATAGGGTTTAATGAACCGAGAAGAAATCAGTATGCGGCGAAAGGTAAACGTAGTTACTATACAATAACTAACGCTATGATAGCAAATGTGATCGAGTTTGGAAAATCTGGTCAAAATCCAAAACCATTTTTGAAAACTGCAAAGAATAAATCTAGAAAAGCGTGTATTATGGCGATGGAGGAAAAACTTAAAGAGGAGATAAATAAATTATGAGCGGCAGCATATTATTTAATCTAAAAGAGGTCCTTTCAACGTTAAATATTCCGCTTGAAACAGGCACATTCAAAGATCCAGCGCCTGATGAGTATCTAGTTTTAACACCGATTACAGATGGCTTCGATGTTTTTGCAGACAATTTACCCGATTACGAAGTTTCTGAAGTGCGAATATCACTGTTTACAAAATCAAATTATATACAGAGAAAAAATCAGATTACGAAGCTTTTGCTTCTATCTGGTTTTACTATTACAGGCCGATGGTATGTGGAATACGAGCAGGATACAGGGTATCATCACTACACCATCGATGCCGCGAAAATTTATAAATTTCTAGGAGGAGATTAAGTTGGCAACAATAGGCCTTGATTCGCTATTTTATGCGAAAATAACTGAAGATACAAATGGAAATGAAACTTACGATACACCGAAAATACTAGCAAAAGCAATGACGGCAGAACTGACGATAGATCCTGCAGAAGCAACACTTTTTGCAGATGATAGCGTTTGCGAAGTGGTAAAGGAATTTAAAAGCGGCACGCTGACCCTTGGGATTGACGATATAGGCGCAGCAGTAGCCGGAGATTTAATAGGTGTAAAAATTGATAACAACGGAGTGCTTGTTTCATCGGTAGAGGACAGTGCAGAACCTGTAGCAGTAGGATTTAGGGCAAAAAAAGCAAACGGTAAGTACAGATATTTCTGGCTATATCGGGTCAAATTTGGCATTCCGGGAACGAGTTTACAGACAAAAGGAGACAGCATAACGTTTTCAACACCGACCATTGAAGGAACTGTCATGCGGAGAAATAAAGAGAATGCAGGAGGAAATCACCCATGGAAAATTGAGGTGACAGAGGGCGAAACTGGTGTTACTCCGGCTACAATTTCAGGATGGTTTTCAGAGGTTTATGAACCTGATTTTGAGTCTATAAATCCGAAGGAGTAGATATGTGGCTATGGATATAAATGAAAGAAGTGCATCAATTACAGTTAATGGTGAAAATTATGAACTTATTTTAACGACAAAAGCAACAAAAGAACTTGCAGCGAGGTATGGAGGTCTTGAAAATTTAGGAGATAAGCTGATGCAATCTGAAAAATTTGAAGAAGTGCTTGAAGAAATTGTGTGGATGATAGTGCTGTTGGCAAATCAAAGCATTATGATACATAATTTGAAAAATCCAAAGAACAAAAAAGAATTTCTAACAGAAGAAAAGCTGGAACTATTAACATCGCCGACGGATTTAGCGAATTTTAAGGATGCCTTAATGCAGGCTATGACTAAAGGGACAAAAAGAAATATAGAGAGTGAAGAAACAGACGCAAAAAACGGACAAACCGAGTAAAAGATGAAGAATTTTTTACTCGGTTGATCTATTTTGGAACAGTGCATTTAAGACGCAGCGAAGACGAGGTATGGTTTATGCCAATAGGTTTGCTGCTTGATTTAATAGAGTGCCATAAACAGTACTATGGTCTATCGAAGCCCCGCGTGGAGGTGTTTATTGATGATGTGATTCCATTTGGCATTTAGTCAATTTTATAAGAAGGGAGAGTTAATTCATTTATGGGTTATGATAATTTTGGTTTGAAGATAGGAATAGACGGCGAACGCGAATTTAAAAATTCTATAAGAGAAATTAATTCTTCATTCAAAATCCTAAAAAGCGAAATGAATTTAGTAACATCGACCTTTAAAGGGAACGCAAATTCAATGGACAGCTTGACATCTAAAAGCGGTGTTTTAACAAGAGAAATAGAATCTCAAAAAGAAAAAATCAAAGTTTTAAAAAGTGCTCTTGATAATGCTTCGAAGTCATTTGGTGAAAATGATAAAAGGACACAAGCTTGGGTATCTAAACTCAATTATGCTGAGGTGGAACTAAACAACATGGAGCATGAGCTCAAAGATGTCAATTCGCAGCTGGAAAAATCGAAAACACCTCTAGACAAATTAAATACGGAACTAGCAAGTCAGGGCGAAAAGCTAAAATCTTTACAAACTGCATATAAAAATGTTGTGCTTGAGCAAGGCAAAAACAGCACCGAAGCTAAAAGTTTAGCCTCACAAATAAAATCCTTAAACAGCGATATTAAGGATAATAAAGATAAGCTAAATGCTGCAGAAAAGGCTACAGAACAGCTTGGAGACGAGATGAATAACACCAAAAATCAAACATCCAAGCTGAGCGAAGGATTCACCGTCATGAAGGGCGTAATTGCAAATTTAGCAAGCGATGCCATCCGGATGCTTGGCCGGAATTTAGTCGGTGCAGTAAAATCTGTTGTCTCAGGTGGAATTGAGTTTGAGAGCGCATTTGCCGGAGTTAGAAAGACAGTCAATGCAACAGATGAAGAATTTGAGAAATTTGAGTCCGGTTTGCGCTCGATGTCAACACAGATGCCAACAACGGCTTCGGAGCTTTCTGCAATTGCTGAGGCTGCAGGACAGCTTGGGATTAAAAATGAAAATCTTCTCTCTTTTACCGAAACCATGGCAAACCTTGGTGTTGCCACAAACATGAGCTCCGATGAGGCCGCAACGGCGCTTGCGCGGCTTGCCAACATTACCGGAATGAATCAGGAGAATTTCGACAGGCTTGGTTCTTCGATAGTTGCACTCGGAAACAATTTTGCAACGACTGAATCCGAAGTTACGCAGATGGCTCTAAATATCTCAGCCGCCGGTTCGCAGGTCGGCATGACCGAGGCAGATATTTTAGGAGTTGCGGCGGCTTTGTCATCCTTAGGCTTGGAGGCACAGGGCGGCGGCACGGCGATTTCTCGGGCAATAATAATGATGGCGAACGCGTGTGAGACTGGTAGCTCGGAGCTTGAATATTTTGCAAAAGCGGCAGGGATGTCAACAGCAGAATTTCAGAAATATTTTGCTGAAGATGCAACCTGGGCACTGACAAAATTTATTGCGGGTCTTGGAAATTTGCAGGATGAGAGCGCGTTAAAATTTCTGGACGATATGGGAATTAGCGAAACACGGCTTCGTGATGCGCTTTTAAGGGCTTCGAACGCAAATGATTTATTTACAAATGCAATAAAAACTTCAAATGAGGCTTGGAGCGAAAATACAGCTCTTACAAATGAGGCCCAGCAGCGGTATGCAACGACCGAAAGCAAAGTTCAAATTCTTAAAAATATATTTTCGGAGATGAGCCTAACTCTTTATGATAAAGTCCAGGAACCGCTTCAGAATGCGGCCTCGAAGCTAACTGAATTTTTTAAAAAGGCCAGCGAATGATATGCTACCCATAAAGTAGACAGGAAAAAATAAAAACTGTTTACGAAATGGGGGCATATTTTTATGTATGAAGAAAATAAGAAAAAGGAAATAAAACCGGAAGAGAAGATAAAAGCAGTAAAAGAATTAATGGTAGGTAAAATATCGCAAGAGAAGATAGGCAAAAAATATGGAGTTGATCGAGACACAGTACGGAGATGGTATGTAAAATATACAGCATTTGGAGAATCGGTATTTACGCAAAATTGTTACAATATTATATATACAGAAGAATTTAAAAATAAAGTAGTTAAATCCGGCCTCAATGGGGATGGATCCGCAAAGATATAGCCATAAAATTTAAAATTCATAGTTCAACAACTGTTTTAAAATGGGTAAAGGAGTATAATAGAGGTAAAACTTTTACAGATTTTAAAAGAGAAGAGACATGTAAGATGGTAAATGGGAAAGGCAGGAAAACAACATATGAAGAGAGATTGGAGGCGGTCAAATATTGTTTTGAAAACAAAAACGATTATGTGTACTTAAATGCAATTCTTGATTTAAGCGACAAAAGTATAGTTGCTTACAATACGCACGCTCTAATAACAACGATTTAGTATTTAAAAACTTTGATATAGCCAGAAAAAATTTCCTAATGTAAAGCCTATTTTTCATAGTGATCGTGGAATTCAGTATACTTCTGTTTTATTTAGAAAAAAACTTAACGATGATGGAATGATACAAAGTATGTCACGTATATCAAGATGTATCGCCAGTGGACCTATGGAGGCGTTTTGGGGCACTTTGAAATCTGAAATGTATTATCTTAAAACATTTAAAACTTACGATTAACTCGTAACCGCTATCAAGCAATAAATCTAATATTACAACATGAAAAGATATCAAAAACGATTGGGTCGTGTGACTCCAATCGAATTTAGAAATTATTTAAAGTCAAAATCTTTAAATTGATCATTTTATTTTTTCACTGTCTACTTGACAGGGGGGCACTTCAAGATGAGGTCTTTTTTATTTTACAAATCAGATTTTGTAGAGCTTTGAGCTTCAGCTTGATTTATCAAATCCTGAGATTGCTTCAGCAGGTCTATGAGGTAGCCAACAGTGACCGTTTTGTTTTCTGTATGTATAAGGCCACTCATTACCTGCGACATTGTTAGCAACTCTTGTGCCAAAGGTTTGTTACCCAGATTACCAGAAATCATCCATAAATAGGTTTCCAGGTCGGCTATACAACCTGCAGGGAACTCATTGTTGCCTTTTAGTTTTGGAATATCTTCTTTTATAATACGATTTAAGAGCTGCCTTGCAAGTGGAATAGGATAAATTGTCCCAGTGGGAATTTCGCTTTTGGAGGAAGCTGCGGATCCTTTAAACGTTATTTCTTTACTGTACTTTAGATATTGATGATTGCCGATAAAATAGCCGATTGTCCCTGCTACAGCTAAGTTTACCGCAGCAACTAGGATTGCTGGCAATGTCCATCTTATAGTTGCAATATTCGTTTCTGTAGATTGAATAGGAGACGAGCTAGTAGAAGAAGAATCAGGCATAGCCAATGAATAATTTCTTAGAGGAGCAATTAATAATGAAAGTACCAATACCCCACTAATAATGCATTTTAAAAATTTTTTCATGTTTTATCAATCCAATCTTTGAATTTCTTGAATAAAATATTCGCGAAGAGTTCTTAACCGCTTATTTACCGTTTCACAGCACTTCTTGACTTCTTCGACCACTATGCCCCAAAAATCATTCCGTGTGTTATAATCGCCTCTCACCAGTCTGATGTATAACTTAAAAAGGTTAAGGAAATCATCCTGATCTTTTTTTACTTCATCGAGGTAATCTTTTTTTGATTTTTTAATTTCCAAGTTAGCTTGCATATCGCGATACTCCAAAAATTGCTCAAAACTTTTTATTAAGCTTGATTTTTCAACAGGAGTTAGGTTTAAGTCATTTACTGCGAGTGCCAGTGGTGATTCCATCCCAGATAGTTTAGAGCTATTTTGAGCGCTCAAATATTCTTTGACGTCATTTTCGTTAAATTTTTGAATTTGCCCGCTTTGCGTACTTACCCCCGAGTCTGTAAGCAAATTGCTTGCAAACTGAATTATGTCATCACGAACAGCAAATTGCTTTACTGCGCGCGCGGCTGAAAACATTGAGGCGGCTTTTATTTTATCACATTCTTTTTCTGCGGTGCGAATATCTTTTTCCATTTCGTCTATCATATCCTGAAAAGACTCCGGCTTTAAAGACTCTGCGAGTTCGCGAAGTTGGGGACCAGTAAATCCCTCAAAAGAATATTGGCCAGAAATAATAGATGCTTTCGAGTCTAGCATTTTTTCGATTTTCTGAATAAATTTTTTGGTTTCCTGTTGGTCTAAGAAAATCATCGTTCGCTGCTCATCTTCCAGGATAATCTTACACCGATCAATAGTTATTCCTAAAATTGGTGCTTTATTCTGCTCGAAAATGAACCTATGTTCAAGAGTTAATCGATTTATTTTTTTACGCAGCTCAAACATAGCGCTAAGAGTTTCTTCATCTTTGCTTTGTAAGTCTTTTTCGAAGTTTGACAAATAGTAACTTGCTCGACTGAGTGGAAAAGTGAAATCGACAGCGTGGCCAACAGATGCCCTGGGAGTCATTTCTTCATAGTACTTATCCAACGCACTATTGATTTGAGCTATTGTGTTTTTATCATTAGAACCTGCAAGCATAATATCATTAAAGTTCTTTTCAATTTGGTTGTAATCTGAAGGAGCAAAAATATTTACGAAAGGATTTTTCAAATCTTTTTCTACAAAAGTTAATATTCCTTTTGTTGGGATTCCACTTTTGCGCAAAAGTTCACGGCTTTCACATTCTTTAATTAACTCTTTGCTTCTCTCCATTAGCAACCGTGCTTTATCGCGTGCACTTGCGACACCGTTCGACAGCCCAAACAAACCAAGCAAAAAATCCAAATTTGCAATGTTGTCTGTTACCCACATTCCCGGCAAACTAATTAACGTTGTGAAAAAACCTCCGTCATTAGCTTCGTTGTTCAAAAAGTTGCGGCCTAGTAGAAACGTTGTATAATATTCTTCATACAAGTTTTGCAGGGTTTTATACAAGGTGTCTCTTAATATGTCGAGGTGATTTTCGTAAAAAATGAAATATTCCTTACCGTTATCAGCCCTAAAGTGTGCGTCCGGTCTAACTCTAGGTTCAACAACTTCACCAGATTCAGTTTTGAAAGCGCCAAATCCAATTTCTTGCATTTCTGATAAATTTGGAGGATACGTTTTTAAAATTTCGCTTTTTCGGTGGGACTTTGTATTTGAGTTGAATGCAGTTTCATCAGCAAATACCTTAACGGGATACATTGATACAGAAAATAAATAACAGCAGCAAATTGAAGCAACTAATATCTTAAATACCTTATTTGTTTCCTTCATACCTAACACTCCTTTACCAAGGTGATACGTCCAAACATTCATAATTAATTTTAAAATCATCTCTTTCAGTAAAACCGCTTTTCACCTGAACCTTCCAACATCTTACTTTTTAATTATAACATATCACAAATTATTGTTCAATAAAATATACAGCTTTTTAATTATATCGATACTTTACACTAAAATGTTAGCGTTCTCTTGACTTAGGTGAAGGCTTCTCTTTAAAATATGAAAAAATAAAAAAGCCCCTTTCTTGATATGCTACCCATAAAGTAGACAGGTAAAAAATAAAAACTGTTTACGAAATGGGGGCATATTTTTA